AGACAATTGGGCCGTCTAATTCAGCAAATATAAACTCTGCTGTAAGATCATTATTTATTGTTATAGCATTATTAGTTGTAGAACCATTATCTGTAATAGATTGTAAGGTTTGTGATGTGGCAACACCAGAAATGACATTTAGATCGCTCACTCTAGCAAGTGTTGCATCTCCACTAAATATTACATGATCTGGGGTAGAAGTAATTGCAATACCATCAACACCACTAGGGTTTAATAGATAACTATCAAGACCAGACCCATAAACAGCTATTCCAGAGACATATTCTAAATCTTCAGCAGTAATACCGCCCGCAGCAACACCAGATATATAAACAATATCGGCTTTATTTTCTATAACCTGACCGCTCGCATAAGTTGCAATCCCAGAAACATAGGTGTCATCATACTCAAGACTGGCACCATTAAAGTACAACTCGCCCGCATTATTATATAATTTATTTGTTGTGTCAGAAGGAACCCCCCCAGAAAGAAGAACCGCCTGATGTAGAGTTATATCGTCTGCAAACTCCCCAATCTGAACGTGTCCCGAAGCGTCGATCTCAAGCATTGGTAGGCCAGTAATGTCAGAAACACTAAAGATCGTACCGCTTGAGAGATTATCTGTAATAGAGAATAATTGCCCCTGAGTCCCCTGAAACAAGAGAGCAGAACCAGAGCCAGTTGCACTTTCAAAACTAGAAGCCACCTCTAGGCTAATTGGCGTGTCTGTAACGCCTGAGCCAGTAAACTTCATCTTTGGAATAAGCGTATTATCTGTTTGCAGTTCAATATATTGGAAATTTCCACTGCCACCATAGACGTGTATGTTGTCATCGCCATCTATGGTTATGCCGCTTCCAGACGTGTATGTAGATCCACCGCCGCCACCAATAGCGGCACCATTGAATTTTAGGGTTCCAGCATCATTATATAGAGTGTTTGTCGTGGTGGCCGGAACAAGATCAACCAAAACCAAGCCAGATCCAGCCGTTGCTATACCACTAACACTCAGATCATAATTAAATGTAGCATTACCATTGGTAAGCTTTGGTACTGGACTATATGCCATGTGGATCTATTCCTTCTTCTGGATTAAAACCCGGATTTAGATTTTCATCGTGATCTGGATCATAAGTTAGATAATCATGCTCTTCTATGTCAACCCCAAAAAACTCACAGGCGGCCTGCGGAGTGTCAAACCAGTACCATCCGTCGATTGGTAGGTCGTAACTGTCTTTTTCTGGGCGCGACAGCGTATACATAGCATTATACACATTATTGCCATGATGAATGTAATTTCTTTCCTGATCGTGCTTATAAAAACCATCTTCTATATGTGCCATTTTTTTTTCTCCTTTTATGTTGTGACGGTCCAACCCTTGCTGGTTGCTACTGCTATTGTATCCGGGTGAAGCTCTTTGGTTCCGTAATTATACCTTATGTCGATAGTCTCAGAGCTAACCGTACTCAGGTTATTAAAAATATGCTCTATGGCGCCACTACCTAAGTAACACGCATAATAACTAATTGTTTTATTAACATTATATAAATCTGACCAAGTTAAAGAATTGGCATTATAACAAAAGTTCGTCAAAGATTGAGCATTAGAGGCGTCGGCGCTTGGTATTACTTGAATCCACTCGCAAGTATTAAATGTATTAGAAGCATTGGCATCCCCAATAACAAGTGTTCCTATTCCTTTTAATGGAGAACTTCTAAATGGGCTGTAGCTGATATAATCAATGTCAGTGACTCCCGATATGTTAAGAACTGGAATGTATTCCACATGCGTCCCCCAAGCAAAAGATTGAGCCGATGCGCCAGCAGGAAAACCGCTTGTAAAAATACTTGAGGGCAGCTCGGATACGGGCGTATCTTGGAACATGCCGTTTATATTTGTTGCCACAGAACTAAAATTCGTAACACCGCCAAAATTAACTAGCAACCCGCAGCCCCTAAACATATAACTACAATTTATAACGTTTGAAAGATCATGTTCGGGGATCTCTTGTAAAGAATTGCAACCGAGATACATGCTATAGGTATATAAACAATTAGAGGTGTTTATTGTTGGAACACGCTTAATGGTTTTACAATTTTCAAGCATGGAAAGCGTGTGCGTGGGTAAAGCATTTTCAATGCTATTCATTTTTAGAGTATTTAGGTCGTGACAATCAGCAAAAGCGCCATCTAACCTTTGCACGCCCGTCATCGAGCCAAACTCTGCGTTCTGGAGATTATAGCAATCGTTAAAAAAATAAGAAATGTCTGTAGCACTTGGTATATTTATAAAGCCCGCTTTTCTTATTCCATAACACGACATAAAAACGCGACTGGCATTTGTTGCGACGGGAGCATCTATACTTGGTGAAACTTTTAATGTCGAACAACCATTAAACATAGAGTCCATGTCTGTAACGTTTGGAAGATATAAATCTGGACATCTTTTTAAGTTTGAACATATTCGGAACATACCGTCAGTAGTGGTAGCAGAAGAAAAATCTAAATTATCTGGAACAGCGGAGAGATTAGTACAGCCCTGAAAACATCCCGCTAAATTTTGAGCATTAGAAATATTCATGCCAGAGGGAATAGATTTTATAGTCGTACAATTAAAAAAGGAATTATTTAAATTAGTGGCGTTACTAAAATCTATGTTTGGAATTTTCTTTAGGTTATAGCAATATGAAGCAAAGCTACCAAACGAAGTCACATTAGATGTGTCAAAATCTGGAATTTCCTCTAGATCCCAGCAGCCATTAAACATGGTCCCCATTGAGGTAGCTGAAGAGGTGTCGAAATAAGGCACGCTCTTGAGTCTTCTACAGTCTGCAAACATATAATTGAAACTTGTGAGATCTCTAAAAATACCACTTTCAATATCTAATTCTTCAAGTTCATAAAGCTGCCAAAACGTCTGACCATTAGTAATAGACTTGTCCGATCTTATTTTTATTTTTTTACAATGTCTTGGAGAGCCTCTATATGGAGGATGTCTACGAAGATATACATTCTCACACCCAGAAGAATTAATACTTAATTCTAAATAATTGTGTGAAACAGAGGCTCTTCCATAGCTATCTGGATCTGTTTTATTGTTAGTAGCAGCAAAATCGCTTAAATCTAAATAATACATGCCACTAGCGTTAGTTATTTCTATCATTGCCTGTCTACAAATTCGACCATTGTATTCAAACTCTGTGTCAGAAGAAAGGTCGTCATAGCTGTATGTATGCACAGCCGGTTCAACATAACCCGGATAAGTATCTCTATAGTCAGTACCACTAACTGCAACGGAATTACCATCACCCCAATCTACAGTCGATAAAGTTGGTCTTACTTCATTAGAAATGTAAGTCCCAAAAAGCTCTATGCGTGCTTGCATAGGTAAGCCGCTTGGGACAAAGGCTAATATCGCAACCTTATCGTCGCCAGAAGAATAAACGGGCATGTCAAGCCACTCACTAGGGCGCACCCAAGGTGTTGTTTGAATTTCCTGATATCCAATAGGATCATCATACGGCTCTATAACCGATATCTTACCTATACTATTATTACCTACTTTAATAATTGCCATTTGTATACCTTATGTTGTAACTGTCCAACCCTTGCTGGTAGCTATCGCTAAAGTGTCTGAATGAAGTTCGGAAGTTCCATAGTTACCTACTATATCAATACTTTGACCCGCGACCCCGCTAGCGAGGCGATTAAATATATTTTCTATTGCACCGCTAGCAAGAAAGTTAGATCTATATGAAATAGATACGCCGACATTATTTAAATCTGACCACTCTAATTCGACACAACTTAAAAACATATCTGTAGCATTTGTTATGAGAGATCCGTCTGCTTCTGGAAATCTATTCAAGTTCTGACAACTATAAAACATTCGATAGCAATTTGTCTCCGCGCCAAATGTAACTCCATCTATATATCTTAAACTATATGCTTCATAAAACATCGAATTAGCACTATTTCCAGAAGCGTAGATATGAGGAGCGCTTCGTACTCCGTAGCTCTGTCTTATAAATTGCGAGCCAGTCGCCGGACATGTATCTTGACTTATGAAAATTCCAGATGGGAATTCTTTTAATGAATCAGAGTACATAAAAGAAGCATCAACTCTAATATTACTATTTATACCCCTGAATCCACCAAAATGTTTTAGAGATCTACAGTCGTAGGCGAAATTAGTCATTCCAACTGTACTTAAATTAGAAAAATCATAAGCAGGAATTGACTTTAGATTGTAGCAGCCGTTAAACATATATCTAGCGTCTGTAACCCCAGATGTGTTAAAATAGGGCGCTTGTTCTAATGACAAGCATCTATAAAACATAGAGTTAGTAGAATCAGCTTTTATATTTTCCGGGTCGTCAAATGTTACACTTCTTAAAGAATTGCACCCATTGAACATACTGACAAATCCAGTAACCTGTATGTTAGATACATCTCCAAGTTCTACACTTTCTAGTTTAGAACAGCCTGCAAACATAGAATAACCAACTGTGCAATCCGGTATGTTTACTTTTGGAACACTTCTTAAATTGTTATTATTAGAAAAAGCCGCAACCATGTCGGGAACACCAGAACACCTCTCCCAAATATCATTTGGTAGAGCTTGTAAATCGCAAAGATTAAATGTACCGTATAGAGAACTACAGTTATGAAAACTTACCCCACTAGGAATTGACTTTATCTTTCTACAATAAGTAAAAGCCTCTCTCATATAAGAATTTCTATAATCTAGATTTGGCATCTCCTTCAGGTCATAACACCTATTAGCAAAGTTACCAAAATTTGTAACATTAGTTGTATCCATATCTGGAATTTTTTCCAAGCTGTAGCAGCGGTTAAACATATCGTGCATAAGTGTTGCGCTAGATGTATCTAAATATGGAACCTCCTGAAGTTTCTCGCAAAGAGCAAAGGTGTATCTAAAGTCTGTTACCCCCGTAGTGAACCCACTTGGTAGCATTGCTAAACGCAAAGACTCACACTGGTAAAACATTTGATACATTGAGGCAATGCTTCTAGGGCTGTCTATCTTAATTCTTTCTAGATTTCTAAATCTAGGCTTATAATTATCATAAAACTTCAAGTAAGTGAGGTTTTGAGAAGCTACATGTATGTCTAATACATGGTTAGCACCTCTTCTGACGTTAGCATCGTGAGCATTTTGCTCGTAATTAGTTGGGCCAAAACCAGATAAATCTAAATTATAACATCCACTAACACTGTTGTCCATTTGAACAATAGCTTGCCTGCATAGTACACCTTGATATATAAATTCTGAATCTGGTGATAAATCATTGTAGTCATATTCGTGATATGCATGTTGGATGCCGTTAACATGAGTAGTAGACGGATAATTACCAGAGACAAGAGTTGTATTCCCATCGCCCCAGTCTACGGTATAATAAGTTGGTCTATCATAATTGCTAACATACGTTCCGTTTGCGTATATCTTGGCTTCATATTTCCGACCACTTGGAACATAAACTAATATGGCAACCTTATCGTCACCAGAGCCAATAACGGGCATGTCTAACCACTCACTAGGTCGCACCCAAGGTTCACTTACTGTGTTGTCAACATACACGTCCTCATACGGCTCTATAACCGAAATCTTGCCGACGTTTGTATTTCCTACTTTTAAATTTGCCATTATTTGTACCTATGTAGTAACAGTCCAGCCTTTTGAAGTTGCGATAGCGATGGTGTCGGGGTGAAGCTCTGAAACGCCGTAGTTATCCCTGATATCTATACTCTGTCCAACAACGCCACTCGCTAGGTTATTGAATATATTTTCTATAGCGCCGCTTCCTAACAGGCAATTATAATAGTGAATTGTGGTTTTTGTGTTTTTAACATCACTCCAAGCCAACCCGTTACAGTCCCAAAAGGCACCATGAAGAGACTCAACACCAGAAAAATCCCAATCTGGAACGCTGGTTACTTTATCGTTGTTGTGAATTAGCCAGTCAAGATACACCCCAGATCCAAACTCTATATTTCCAAATTTTCTAATATCTAACCCTTCGGGGGAATTTCTAAATGGGGAAATATTGTTACTCTGTATGCAACCAGATAAAACAATATTATTAACTTCTCTAAGGCTAGAGCATCTGTTAAACATGAGATCTGCTCTAGAAGGGCAAGAATTGTAATCAACAAACAACCCAGACGGAATAGACTTTAAAGATTCGCAAGCATCAAAGGCGTATCGCGCATCTGTAATTTTAGTATTAACATTAATAAATCTAGCATCTTTTATTTTTCTGCATCCTTGAAATATAGCATATATAGATGTGGCGTTAGAGGCATCTATAGTCTGGGCATATTCAAGCTCATCGCAATTGCCATACATATGATTCAAGTTCGTAGCGTTTCCGGTGTAAAACTCTGGAGCCTTTAATAGCTTTGATGATTGATAAAATGTTGTATAAAAAGTAGTAACGCCAGTCGGCAGGTTCTCTCCAGTAACTTCTCTTAATTCATCACAATTAGACATTGAGTAGGTCATATCCGTAACAGATGATATGTCTTTTAAATGTATTTTTTTTAATGAATCGCAATTGTAAAATGCATAATACATAGTCGTGGCGTTTGGGCAATATATCTCTGGAATCTTTTTTAGCGATGTACACTCCCGAAAAGATTGACTAAGGCTTGTTATTCCGCTTGTGTTCATGTCTGATGCGACATAGACCATTTCCTTATTATTATAAAACCCATTGTAGAAATCGTATGTGCCAGTGGGCCATCTTAATCCGTGTGGAACAGCTTTAAGATTGTGCATATTCCCAAATGTATGAGAAAGAGTTGTAGCTTTAGAGTAATCGAAATCCGGTATATATTCTAAAGATCGACATTCCCAAAACATGGTAGAGAAATCTGTACAACTAGAGGTGTCTAGATTTGGAATAGTTTTAATGCTATGGCAACCTTGAAACACCCCTCGAAGTTTAGTAGCAGAAGAGGTGTCGATAAAAGGGGCCTGTTGAAGCTTGGAACACCCAAAGAAAAATTCTTGCAACGAAGACAGCCCCGCAGTTGCGCCGCTCGATATATGCGCAACTTTAAGGCTTGGTAAGTTTTTAAAAAGCGTTATATTCGAAATACTGTCGCAATTTACATGCATCCTTTCTAGGTGTTTTTGTTGTGAGCCTCCATTATAAATAACTTTAAGATCCGGGGCATCAATATAAAGATCTAAAATGTTAGAAGATTGACCGTTACTAGAATGAACATCTCTACCATTGTAATATGCACCATTAGACCTAGTAAGATTTAGATAGTCTAAGCCGCTTGCCGAACTATCAATTTGTATTATCACCTGTCTAGCTAACTTGCCGTCAAATAGAAATTCAGTATTTTCTGGAAGGTCGTCAAAATTATAAGAATGATAATAATAATCAACCGGCTGACCCTCAAAATATACGAGGTCGGAAGATCCATCACCCCAATCTATGATAGAGTGTGTGGCATAACTAGGAGAATTGCTTTGAGCGCCTCTAAGAAAGAATCCAATGTCCTTGTTAAGAACACCGCTCTCCACGGCGATGAGCATAGCGACCTTATTATCGCCAGAGTTTATAACGGGCATGTCCATCCACTCAGACGGCCTAACCCAATCTGGCTCAAGATTACCTACACTATAATCAGTGCCACCAAGATCGCCTATACTATAAGGTTCAATTATAGATATAGCATTTACTTCGGCATTACCTAATTTTATACTCATTATAAGATAATCCAATTAGAGTTAGTTGATTGTACCTTAATAGACTGATATTGAGTACTTATTTCAAAGGACGTATCACCATCTAATGTTTCTCCGGCAACACCACTAACTATTACATTTCCAGTACTTGTATTTTTAATATTAAACATCAATCCACCATTACCTACGGCTGTTGGCAAAGTAAGAACCGACCCAGCGGTGGCGTTTATAGTATAATCAGAAGTAAGAATCGTCGTGTTTGATGAAACTTCTCTGTATGGCTGTACAACCGGACCTTCTATGTCTGGATCTGTAATAATATAAAAAGTGGCGGCGTCTGGTGTTATGACATCGTATTCGGCTTGTGTGAGCTGTTTAATATGATATATTTCATCACTACTAATAACTCTTTTTCCGCTAGCGGTAATATTACCACTAAGCGCTACATCTACGCCATCATATATTAATGTGTTGCTACCGCTAACAGAACCAGAATTATCGAAGAACAATATACCACTTGGGGTTCCAGTGATAGTGTTTCCAGAAGCGTAAGCGGCTATTCCAGAAACAGCCGTTATATTGGTATCCGCATTATCAGCCCTAGATTCAAAATATCCAGAAATAGCAGCGTCTTCGCTAGCGTCTGTTATGATATAGAATGTAGAAGAATCTGGAGTTGAGGCGTCGTATTCAGCCTGTGTTAATTGTTTTATGTGAAATATTTCATCACTAGTAATTACTCTTTCACCAGTAGCAAATATAGTTCCATCAAGCGTAATGCTTTGACCGTCAAATATTAGTGAATTGTTTCCGGTAACGGCCCCAGTATCATCAAAGAAAAGAATACCACTAGGATTGCCAGAAATACTATTCCCAGAAGCGTATGCCGCAATACCAGAAACGGCAACAATATCTGTTTCATTTTGAGAAACTCTAGACTCAAAATACCCAGACACAGACGGGGCATCTGTTATAATATAAAACGTGGCAGAATCTGGGGTAATGGCATCATACTCAGCCTGAGTTAACTGAACAAGATGATGAATATCAGGACTAGTTACAACCCTTTCGCCGCTTGCGTCAATATATCCATCTAAAGTAACATTCGCCCCGTCGAATATAAACGAACTATTACCCGTTACAGAACCGGCATCATCAAAGAAAAGAACACCGCTAGGAGTACCGGTAACACTTTTACCAGATGCATATGTCGCAATACCAGAGACATATTCCATTTGCAAAAGAGTGGAGAATGTGCTGTCTGACCAGCCGCTGACCGCTAATATCTCAGCATCAGCGCCATCTACTCTAGTTTCAAAATAACCAGAAGTTGAAGAAAGATCGTTTAAATTGTCTGTTATTTGAGATTGTAAATTGCCGCTTGTGGTTGCTATGAGTGTTGTTAGGGTGTTCGCTATATTTTCATCGTCATTTAAAGCTTCGGCAATCTCATTAAGAGTATCAAGTGTTGTGGGCGCCCCATCAACAATCATAGCATAAACATCGCCACTAATGCTAGAAAGATCAACCTCAAAACTTCCACCAGCGCTATTGAAATATGTCAAAATAGCATTAGAAAAAGAAAAATCTGTTCCGCTCGGAGTAAGCAGGCCGGATACAGAGGCTATGTCTAATATGTTTTGATTTATTGAATCTCTAAGAGCGCCAGACGCCGTGGCTATATCTTCTGAATTTTGATCTATTAATGCTCCAGTGGCACCCGGCAAAAAGTCAGCAACGCCGATAAGACCTGATACGGCAGCAATATCGCTTTCGTTCTGAATAGCTTGACCACTAGCATAAGAAGCTATGCCAGAAACATAATCAACGTCTGTATTGATCGTATTAAAATTATCGGTTGTCCATCCACTCACGGAGGCGAGATCCGAGACAACAGAATCTAATCCAAACTGCGTCCATCCGCTAACAGAAGTAAGATCACTAGTTAAATCGTCTAATCCAGATTGAGTCCATCCGCTAACGGATGCTAGATCAGAAACAACAGAATCTAAACCAGATTGAGTCCATCCGCTAACAGAAGCCAGATCGCTAGTTAGACCATCTAAACCAGACTGCGCCCAACCGCTCACAGAACCTAAGTCGGAAACAACGGTATCTAATCCAGATTGAGTCCAGCCGCTCAGAGAAGACAAATCTCCCGTCAAGCCATCCAATCCAGACTGCGTCCACCCACTAACGGCAGCATCGCCATTATCAACGTAAACCTGAGACCATCCTGACACGGAAGCTATTTGCTGAGTATTTTGATCTATTAGAGCGCCAGTGGCTCCGGGAAGAAAGTCTGCGTCACCAATCAAACCGGAGACAGAGGCAATATCGCCCTGATTCAGAACAGCCTGACCGCTTGCATAGTAGGCAATACCAGATACGTGGTCGTCATCTAGATATAGCTGATCTATCTCAGAAGAAGCCCAACCAGAAACAGCTGTTGCACTATGGTCTTGATTTTCAACATAATATTTGGCCCAACCGCTAACAGAAGCTATCTGTAGTTCATTTTCTACAGCTTGACCGCTAGCATAGTACGCGACACCAGAAACATCAACAACATCATCTGCAAAGAAAACCTGAGAAGCTGGATAAGTGACAGACACAACACCGCTGCCGGTGAGATTTATTTTGCTGCCATTATTAGAGCTACTTAAAACGGTATCACGCTCTAGGTTGTGAGAGCCGTATGTACCAATACCAACTTCCCACTGATTATGCTCTTCTATTACATAAAAAGTAGTGTCACCACTAGTAAATACACTATCAAAACTTTGAAAACCAGTAAAGGCGCCAATGAAAGAAATACCACCAATACCTGTAGAGGCGGTATACTCTTTTACTCTATCATAGACCTTGCGAGCCATTTCTACCTCTCTACAGAGAATTCTATTTGTTTATTTATTTCTAATGAATGATCCTGTTGACTGTTTATAGCGAGATCGAAATCTGCCTGCTGGTTAAGCTGCATGACAAATGTTAAAAATGATTTATTGAAATGTATTGCTACTTCGCTACTGCCCTGAATACCTTCTTTTAGTTTTGGTATTTCAGCGAAAGAAAGCTCTGAAAACGATGAGCCTCCAAACATTAATATCTCCTTATGTAAAACCTCTATATAGATTATACACAATTTAAAAAGAAAGCCGCCCCAAAAGGAACGGCTTTGCATTTTTTTTCTTCGAGCGATAATTACTAGAAGGAGCCAGCAAGAACTCTTCGGTTGTCGAGGACACCAAAGCCCATTTCTGCGAATCCGTAGTAACCTTGTCGCTGATGACGATGAAGAGTTTCGTCTTCAAAGATTTCAACTTCACGCTTGACTGGCATAACGAAGCTGTCGCTAGCGCCTTGATCCAAGCCGATAACAAGCTCAACGTCGCCACCCTGAAGCGATCCGCCAAGATCGGTCGTGAAGTACGACTGATACTCTTGATTATCGCCAAACTCGAACAAGTCGTGCAAGTTAACACCAAAGATTCTGGTGATTGCAGGACCGTCGTCGCCAGCAACGTAGATTTCTCTACGGCTAACTTCGTCAAGCTGATCGACACCCCAGTTGCGGATGTCTTCGATAGCTTCTGGCGAGCAGTAAAGATCGGTCAAACGTCCGGGAGCGGTAACACTGTTACCGCCGCCATTACGACGCATAACGGTCTTCATAAGGCTTACAAGACGCTTGGTGAACTGACCAGCAGCCGCATCGGCATCGTAAACCAAGATGTTACGATCAACAGCGGCAGCCAAAAGGGTGTGCCATCCGTCGTCGTTGATCTTCTTAACGAAAGAAGACTCAAGAACTTGCATCGCGCGAGCGACTACGTTCCAGTTTGCCTCACGAGCATATTTTAGCAAGAAGTCAATCGAGCTAGAAATGCCGTAGGTGTTAACCATGACGTAATCACCTTCAACGTGACGCTCAGGAATACGTCCGTTTCCGGGATTAGTGTAAGCGATGTGATCTACTTCGCTTCCGGGTGAAAGCAAGTCCAAAGGAAACTCTGGAGAAGCGCCCGGCTCAAGAGGCATTGTCTCGAAAATCGAGGTAACAACATCGCCAAACAGAACACCCTTTCTCAAAGGAAGCTCAAGAGCCTTGGCGATTTCGCGCTGTGCTTCGATAGCGACAGCTTTATCAGAAGCGCCAGAGCGCTTTAGCAGTTCAATGAATTCTGCTGATGGTCTTTCTTTAATCGACATGTTAAGTATCTCCTTTTATAATTTAATTATACGTTTGTGTTAGGAAGGTCGATGTAAACTTTAGCATAACCGTCCTGATCTACACCAGAAAGGAATCTACCAACAAGTCTGGTCGAACCGTCATCATCAGTATCGTCACTCGAAAGATCGCTGGTGGCCAAGTTTCCGCTGTGAGCAACGTAAGCAGGATCGCCAGCGCTTGGACTGGTGCCTTCTAGATTGCTAGTCACAACATAACCCTTGCGAAGAAGAGTAACCTTGCCGCCTTTCTGAACTTCATCTTTGTGCTGGTTAAGATGCTGACGAGTAAGGTCAATATTGACCATATCGTTCAACAAGAGTCCAACAGGAACAGCACCGGATGGTAGCGCAGCGTAAGTAACCAAAGCCTCGCCTTGATCCATAGCTGCTCCAGAGCCTCCAGTGCTAACAGAAGCAACGCCGCCTCTGGTAGCTGCTTCGTTCATGAAGAACGAAATGTCAGTATCTAGAACACTTCTATCTGATTTAAGAGCCATTATTTATCTCCTTTAGAAAAATTAATTATTTTTTTGGTGTTGATTGCAAGAAAGAACCAATCCATTCGCTTGCAACACTGCGGAGCGACTCTGCTGGATCAACTTCTGGTTCTACTTCAGAAATAGCCACTTCTTCCGATGCTTCCGCCTCTTCAAGAACTTCTTCGCTAGCTTCTGCTGCATCAAGCTCTTCTTCGATTTCCGCCTTAGCGTCTTTTTCTTCTTTTTCTTTTTTGTCGTCGTACTCTTTAGCATACTTTTTCTTCATGACAGCAACGACAGCCTCGAAAGCTTCATCGTTTACGCCATCAAAAGACTCGACAGTAGCAGAAGCTTCTTCGGCGTCAAGACCAGCTTCTTCTAGCTGTGCCTTACGCTTCATCATGGCCTCTTTCTTTTTCATCTCGCGAAGCTCATCCATTTTATTTTTCATGTCTTCTTCGCCATTCTTGATTGCTTCAGCCTGCTCCGCAATCGTTGCGTCTTTTGCCTCGATTGTGCCAGCTTGCTCCGCAATAGTAGCTTCTAAAGCTTGGATCTTGGCTTCAAACTCAGACTGCTGCTCTGCAACAACCTGCCCTTTTAGTGCTTCGTTAGCAGCTTTTGCTTCTGCCAACTCTGCTCGCAAATCTTCGATCTGCTTATCGTGATCTGACATTTTCATCTCCTTGATTGAAGAAATAGTTAACGTTTGTGATTTTGATTCGTCAAAATATTCACTCTTGTCCAAAATAATACTACGCGGATTAGCAGGTTTTGAAACAAGACCTTTACCAGAGAATGCTAAGTTTCGTAATAATCTGCCAATTCTATAGTTTTCGTAAGTACCTTCCCCACCGTAAGCCCTCAAATGCTTCGTTAGGAAAGCAGAGGCTTCATTTCTTTCTATGATTTTTGTTTGACCTTCTGCCGTTTGCAGAGCGTAATCAAAGGCCGGAAAAAGACACTCCATCGAAACGAACCATTTACCCTCTTCGATTTCTGCGATGATCTTATTCATGCGCTCGCGCTTTTCTTCTCCAGACCAGCTAGTATAAAGAACCGCCTGAGTAATAATATCAAACTGCTCAGGTTTTTCTTCTTGCGAAAGCTGATTACCCTCGTGGTCAACGACATAACTGCCAGTTATATGTCCAATGATGTCATCTTCATTGTGCATAAAATTGAATTGTTTGTCTTCTGGGGTATTTCTAGCAGCCCAAGTTTCTTGAGGATCAAAAACGTCATCATTTTTGTTCCAGCCGGTAGAAACTAATACGGACTCAAGATAATATAAATCCATTTGGTCCTTGTTTTGAGCTATTACCTTCTCAAGCACATCAACATCGGATATGACAACCTTAGCGGCCTCGATACTACCCTTATGAAGATTAGCTTGAGCGCAATATGCGACACTATTATTCTGTAGAAGGTCGGATAATCCGGCCTCTATTTCTGATTTATATATTTCCATATTGAATACCTCCAGTTTCATAATACACAAATTTTTGATTTGTTGGTTTTTTATGGTTAAAAATCGCTCAATTCAGCAAAGACAGTTGAGTAAATTAACTTCATCTCATTACTACTCGGCTGTCTATTATTTGTGCTAACAAACTGCTCAACCTTTTCAGACGCGAAGGAAACGAATTCTCTTGGTGGGTTTTTCTGGCTTTCTAACAAGTTTTTGATTATTGTTTCATCTATCTCCATAAATGGCTGCAACCCAGTAAGTATACATAATTTTAAATGCTCTAACTGATCTACTTCTGACTTGGTTAAACTTCTAATATTTTTCTTTTCAAAGTGAGCAAGTGCAATAGGAGATAGAACTTCTGATATCTTCGCCTGCGCATCCATAGCCCATAACATAGCTACAGTCGTGTCAGAGCTTTTTGGTAGAACCCTTTTTTGTTTCCTTTTTTGCGTATCTCTAGAAAACATAGGACGACCGGCTTCTTGAATCGGCTCGTTTTTCTCCTGCCTTGGGCTATTCTGAGGGACGCTTTCTACTGGCTCTTGAGGAGGACTAAAAGGAATATTATACTTCTCAAAATATTCTTCATTGTCTACAATGTCCTTGGTTATGCCAATCTTAGCAACATCATGGGCATGTTGTGGATTGTGATATGGACTTGCCTTTTGAGGAGAAAGCGGATCGGAATCTCTATCTCTAACCTCTCTTTTAACTCTAACCTTTTCAATTGAAGGTATCTCTCTAAATCTTTCAAGTAGGGTTTCTTGAGAAATTATATCTCTATCCGCAAGGTCCATCAGTAATTTTTTCTGGGCTGCTTCATCAGATAGAACAATAGAGTCAAAATGTATTTCAGCAGGATATCTAAAGCCCATAGCCTTTTGAACTATTGCTATCTCTTTTCTCCAGAAGCTAGATAGTATCTCTCTACCGTACTCTAGTCTCTCGACAAGCGTTTTTAGCGAAACGTAGTTGTTAGTATAACCACCACCGCCAGCGGCGCCGGTAAGGGTAGGAGGTATTCCCAAACCGGCATAGATACTCGTAAGAACCGGCTGATATTTTTCAGATCCTAAAAATCTATATACTTGAGATTGACTTTCAGTAAATTTCAGTTCCGGTCCCCAAACCATATCCATCGTTCCACCGCCGACGTTGCTGGCTAGTATATCTCTTAATTTATTGATAACAGCCTTAGTCGGTATAATTTTGTGATCTAAATCACCAACGGTCCAAAGTCTAACATTAGAAATAGCGCCGTCCAAAGCCGCCATATCTGCTAGCTTCATTTTCTCTAACATGATAATATCATCAAGAATAGAGCTAATCATTGGATCAGACCAAACCATCCAATCGTCTTTTTTATAAAAGAAAAAATCAACTTTATTTCGATCTAGAGGTATGGTTCTTTCACCATTTTTTAATCTATTGTACAAATCTTGAGGTAGCGTCTTTTTATTATTAGAGGACATTAAAGCCTGATGAGAATTATGCGATAGTTTCATCACATACTCCGGCTTTCCTAGTTGAACACCGCCAACAGCATCAACACTTAAAGGATTTAGAAAATCATATCCCCAAGGTATTTCTCTGCTTTTAAAGTTTATATCTTCTATTTTTGTGTCAGCGGCGACTGCGCTTTTCAAAGCTCTTTCTTGCTTCGTGTTTATTTTTGCAGTGCTTCTTCGGGTTATTACATTGCCGGTTCTATAAAGATAGTTCAAGAACCTTTCAGAGCGATCTGTGCCACCAACCTCTTGAAACCATTTTCTATAAAATTTTTCGATAGTCTTGTTGGGATGTACAAGAACAAGCCCCTGACTTGCAAAATCGCTCATCAGATCAATAACATTTCTAATTATACCAACACGACTGTATGCCTGCATACATTGAGCAATAAGCCTTTTCTGTTTGGTGGCAACAGCCTCACCGGGACGAAAAGCATTGTAATCACTTCTATTAAAGCTGGTTCTGACGGAGCGATTAGGCTCTATATCAATATAGCTGGTTCTTCTGCCGTATGAATGAGCAGAAGCCTTTTGTATACCTTCGTAGGCGTCAATATTGTTAGCCGTAGACTTGTATGCTTCTTGTTTTTGAGACTCGTTATCCCATGTTAGATAAAGATCGTCAGACATTTAATTTTCCCAATGGTATTGTTAATAGAAATGGTAATACTATTATTACACAATTTAATAGATATCTTGGATTTTATCTGAAAACCAAGCAGGCCCATTGTATAGTTTGCCAGAATTTCCAAATCTAGAAGCATTAGACTCAGCAAATCCGCCAACTTCTAATTCTGTTATTTTCTCAACGGTTGTAAAATGTCTAGCCGACATGTTAGCCATTATAAGAGAGGAGTATCTATCTTTTCTCAGTCTAGTCTTTTTACCAGCGCCAAGCTTTACTTCTGGCGTATCCCATCTTTCTCTGCCGCTTGATGTCTGAGTCATAACGATCATGGAAAGCTCATCTTTAAGCTCTTCTATCTCCATCACGCAATCCTCAAGCGTATCATACTGTCTACCAGAAACCTTATCTTGCTCAATAGATAGACCTATGCTAGCCGTATCGAAAAATGGAAGTAAAACACACTTATCCTCAAAGTCTTTTCTTAAACCGTGATTAGCCTCTGCCAACCAATCAGCCTTAGCGAATTGGCATAATTTAAGAATATGTAACCCAGAGTGATAGTCTGTGTCTTTTTCTTTGTCTTCTATCGTGGGCCATATTTGAACTTCACCCTCGCCAATCTTATCTCTGTCTTGCAGAGCTTCTACAACTGCTATCCCACCGCCTTGAGCATCAATAGCGACCTCAACACAAGGAAAGGCTTTCATTAACTGTCTTATTTTTTTAGCGCAGTATGAATAGAAATCGTCTTCCGTTACTAATTTCGATTTCAACTTTTCCTTATGTTGCTTTCTAGTCGTCGTCCAACAATGGACTATTCTTCTATGATCGCTATTTAGCTCTAAAACCACTATACTAAAATTATCAACCTCGGAAGCAGGATCGACACCAAAAATATATTTTTTATTTGGATCGCCTTTTAGCATAGCTTCAAAACACACATCTCCAGAAGGCAGTGTTATTGGCTTCATCTGAGACGTTGTGCATGATTCTATTAAACTCCTCTTGAAAAACCCCTGACTGTCCGTAGTAAACACGGCGCCATATTCCATCTGATAAATACCTGAGTGAACAGTAGCCTTTGCTCTAGCTATTTGACCGCTATCCATGAATCCGTCTGGAAGCCTATCTACGGGCATCCTAATAACTGAATACTCTCTCCAGTCGAAGTCTGCTGGAACAGGGCCGCCAAAAACTTCCTGTAGCTTGTTTTCTTTTCCCGCACTAGATACTATAGCATGATACCTCTTCCAATACTCAGCAAAATGATTAAAATCATAATATGCCGTTCCAGATAAAATAATTTGGTTCGATTTAGATGCGCCAGTATCTCTGTCTTCTGGGGCGCTAATAGGTATCCCAAGCTCTTTGGCCTTTTTTTCTTTTGCTTTTTGCTTGACCTTTTCTATTGGAGAAGCGGCAACGGCAGCAAAGCCAGCAACAACGTTTTCAAAAATATCTCTAGGAATAGAGGCAAATTCGTCAGCAATGATATCATTAGCACGCTGACCTCTGATCTTGCTACCGTCACCGAGCGGGAGACAAGTAATAGTGCTTTGGCCGATGTGCATAACACACCTATCCACATCTCTTCTAGGCCCACTATTGCTTGAACACAAGTCCCTCAATATTGGCGCATTCTTCCATATGGTGTCCATGTACTCAAACAAAACCTTGGACTGACGGAAAGCAGCGCCTACAACAATTATTTTTCTTCTAGGCATAAACAGAGCGCGAAGCAACGGGTAAACGGACAATATAAAAGATTTACCCATGCCGCGACTACCGACAAGCATTGGAAACTTTCTGTTCCACATCTCATAAAGAAGCAGAGACTGGAAAGGAGATACTTCAATATTTAATATATATTTACATGCAAATGAAAAATACTCTGGACGCATCATTAACCAAGCTATTCTTTCTAGCAGTTTTTCGTTGTCAGAGTCCTGCATAACGAAATCCATAGGATTGAACAAGGTTGACTCATCTACGTCAATACCAAGCCAAGCGTCTTCTAGTTGTTTTGAATGATCTTTCATTTATATATTCCGTCCACAAAGCCATAGTATACGGCTTCTTCAGCAGACATATACCAATCCCCGTTGTTTAATTTTCTTTTTATGTATGATTTAACCTTCGACAAAGAATATCCTGAGTCTTTGAAAAATTTACCAGACTTATAACACCTATCAGAATAAATATCAATCATCTGCTGCGCTGCGGACTTCTCAAAAGCCGCTAGATTTTGCGAGCTTAGGTAATGTCCACTTATTTCGCTGCTGCCCCAATGGACCATAAACGAAGAGCTGGCGGTTATCAGTCTTTTTGCTGCGGCTTGAATTATAACCGTACCCATAGAACAAAGCTGTCCATATGCTATAAAAGTAGTCTTACACCTAGAACTCTTGATACAGTCATATATACCCATACCGGAATACCAGCAACCGCCCACTGTTTGCATGTGAATGGTTATTGGTTCAGTGTTTTGACTTTTAAGTATATTTATGTTTTTTATAAAATTCTGCAACATGCGATGATCCACACCAGCAGATTCACCCGAATCATCAAACTCATTTATGTATATTTCCCTATTTTTTACGTCTATCCCATATCCATGAATTTCGCCAACCATATCTCTATTGAGCGTCATTGTCTTTTCCATTAAAAAGTTCATTTAGTCTCTTGAAGATGCTGTTGCAAATTATAAAAGCATTATACTTATTGTCGCAAAAAATAACATTTATATCTCGCCTTATGGATATTTCCATGAGAGACTTCATAAGATATTTACCACTAAGTCTTGTCTGGTCAACAATATCAAATCTCTTTCCTGTTGGTTTTTTAATCTGGCCGCTTTTGTAAAGTTCGTATTTGCGCTTATCTTCTTCGTCAAGCAAACTCATTGGGTAGTTTATCACATCCGAAGCAGAAAACTCAAGCAGCAAGTAGCGAAAATGAAAATCTTTCATGCGCTCCATTTCATTAAAAAACGCCTCTTTTTTCCTTCCTAAATTCATACCTATTTCGGAGACAGATGCTTTTCTTTCTATACAGACAACATCTTCATATCCCTTTAGAGTATAGTCTCCGGTGTGAAGCGTTCCAACCTCCATACCACTACACTTATCATAAGAACTAAAGAACCATCCATCCTGCTCTCTAGTGTCTTTTATTACGGTGTATTTTGGTATTTGGCTTTTTGTCATTATTAACCTTTAGTAAAGTATATTTTACCATCCCTGTATGAAGGCCTGTTTGATGGTGATGTCTTTTTCATGTGGATATACACTAGGTCGAAGCATCTTGGACCAATCTCGGCTTCATAGCTCTCGCCCGGCTCAAGTGCCTCAAGAACCTCTATGACGCTATCTGATGATACCGGCGCTTCTGTAGGCTCCTCTGGCTGAACAGGCTCTAGCGACTCTTGTGGGTCTTCCTGCTCATCTTCACCACCGGAAGACCAAGATGAAAATCTATCGTAGCTCATTTTTTATTTCTCCTAACTATCTCGTTGAAGTATGAAACATAATGTGACTCTTTGCCAGTCACAGACTTATGGCAGCCCCTACAAAGGGTTACACCATTATCTGCATCGTGACGCAGGGAGCTGGCTGAACTCCACTTTATTATGTGGTGTACATTCAGACGAACATTTCTCCCCTTATTATTACACATTTGACACGTATAATTGTCTCGTTTTAGCACGTCAAGACGAAACTGTTTGTAAATCGGGTCTCCGTAGTCTCGCCTTTTCGACATCGCTATCCACCATTCTTTCTGCTAACTTACTAAAACTAACATTTCTCTGCCAGCCCAAAACATCTTCAGCCTTCTTTGGTATGCCAAGAAGGTAATCAACTTCAGCTGGACGATAAAACTCTGGATCTACAACAACATAATTACTCCAGCCATCAATACCAATCCTGCGAAACGCAGCATCTAGAAACTCTCTGACACTATGTGTTTCGCCTGTGCCGATAACATAATCGTCTGGATTTTCCTGCTGTAGCATGAGCCACATCGCGTTTACATAGTCCTCCGCATGTCCCCAGTCTCTTTTTGCATCTAGATTGCCAAGTCTTAGCTTTGGGAATGAAATCCTTTCTTGGGTTTCGTGATCGTACAAATAGATTTCTTCGTCTACAAATACGACCTCTCCACCGCGCCAGCTTTCAAATTCCCCAATCCAATTGGTAATCTTTCTGGTTACAAACTTTTCTCCACGCCTTTCGCTTTCATGATTAAATAAAATGCCACAACTGCCGTGTATACCATACCCTTCTCTGTAATTTCGCACTAAATGGTGCGCTGCTAACTTTGCGATGGCGTAAGGACTCTGTGGCACAAAAGGAGTGTTCTCGTCTTGGAACTTGATGTCCCCATATCTTCCTTTGGTAATCGAGAAATTTTTACCAAACATCTCACTGCTACTGGCTTGATAAAACCGTATTTGGTCTTTTCTGTCAGAATATCTAATAGCCTCCAAGATATTCAAAACACCGCCAGCAGTAATGTCCCATGTTAAATTCGGCTGCTTAAAACTGGTTCCGACGTGGGACTGTGCAGCCAAATTGTATATTTCATCAGGTTTATGTTCTTCTATGATCTTGCTGACATTAAATCCGTCAGTTACATCGCCCTCTACGAGTACGATATTTTGCAAGATGTGATTAATATTAATTGTGTTTGGAGTGCTTGATCTTCTGGTGACTCCGACGACTTCATATCCCTTACTTAGTAAGAGTTCTGCTAGATAGCTACCGTCTTGTCCTGTAG